CGTCCCCATCGTCTAGAGGCCTAGGACATCACCCTTTCACGGTGGCGACCGGGGTTCGAATCCCCGTGGGGACGCCAGTTTCAAAACGGACTCTGCTCCCGGCAGATCATCCGGAGTTTTATTGGGGCCATAGCTCAGCTGGGAGAGCGCCTGCATGGCATGCAGGAGGTCAGCGGTTCGATCCCGCTTGGCTCCACCACTTCGACATTAGGCCGTCGAAGGATCTACAACTTGAAGTTTTCGTGCGTCCCCATCGTCTAGAGGCCTAGGACATCACCCTTTCACGGTGGCGACCGGGGTTCGAATCCCCGTGGGGACGCCAATTCTTTAAAACCCCGGCTTCGGCCGGGGTTTTTCTTTGCCTGTGATTCCTGGGAAGGCCCTATCCACGCATGGCGCGGATCTACTGCAGGGCCGGGATGGAACCGGCGGCCGGTTGGCCCAGTAGATCCACGCCATGCGTGGATGGCTTCAACTCGGCCACACCTCAGAACCGGCGATACATCCCGATCGATGCAGGTGCGGTGGGTGCGAAACCAAACTGCGCGTACAACCGGTGCGCTTCACCATCCGCCAGAAGGCTGACGTATGCCGACGGCGGCAGGTTCGCCTGCATCCAGCCCTCCAGGCGACGCATCACTTCCTTGCCCAGGCCCTGCCCCTGCAGGCGCGGCAACACAGCGATATCGCAGACCTGCAGGTGGCAGCCCCCATCGCCGACGATGCGCCCCATCGCCACCAGCTCGTTACCCTGGTAGGCACACACGCCATACAGGGTATTGGGCAGCGCGCGTGCCGCCGCCTCCTGGCTCTTGGCACTGAGGCCCGCCAGCACACGCAACTGGCAATAGTCTTCGACCGTGGGCACGGCGTCGCGGAACTGGCAGGCGACGGAATCATTCATGCGCTATCTCCCTGTAGGTCGGGCTATCCTGCCTCATCCATGTCGCAGCTGCTGCGACCCACGCCCGCAGAGTTCCCATGTGCTATTCCGCCCTCATCCGCGCCGACTACGCCAAGCTGGTGCGCGAGTTCGGCGCCATCCTGTCGTTGGAAGAATTCGCGGAGCTGTACGCGCACGATCCTGGCAAGAAGCGCCCCAGAACTCCCAAGGCGATGGATGACGGCTTCGCCGGCGCGCGCACCGAGCAGGGCCGCGACATCGTCGCGAAAATCCAGCAGTGGCATGCGCAGGAACGCCAGGATCTGGAAGCGGAGCTGGCCCGCCAGCGCGAGCGACGCGATATTGCCAATGCCACGCTGGCGACCCGCCCCACCCAGAAGGCACGCAACGACCTGCGCGTGGCCGGCAACCGCATCGATCGTGCGCAGGCTCGGCTGGAAGACCTGCACCGGGTGCAGCTGCTGCCGCGCGACAACCGCATTTTCCCCGGTACCTACGCACCGGTGATGGTCAGCGAGGGCGGCAAACGCGTGATCAAGCCGATGCGCTACCAGTGCCGGCTGCCGGACAAGCCTGCGCGCAACGACGTGCTATATCCGGGCACCTACAACGCGCGGCGCGACAGCCTGGAAGGCTATTGGCGCGGTGCGTTCGGGCTGCGCCAAGGTGTGGTGGTGGTGCAGGCGTTCTATGAGCACGTGCCACGCCATGCCATCGCCGGCCGTACGCTGGGTGCCGATGAGAAGGATCAGGACGTGGTGCTGGAGTTCCGGCCCGATCCCCCGCGCGACCTGCTGCTGGCCTGTCTGTGGGCGGAATGGGAAGGACCGGAAGGTCGCCTCCTGTCATTTGCCACGATCACCGACACGCCTCCGCACGACGTCGCCGCTGCGGGCCATGACCGCGGCGTCATTCCCATCCGCAAGGAACACCTCGATGCCTGGCTCAATCCCGATCCGGATGACCTGGCGCGGCAGTACCGCATCCTCGACGACCGCGAGGAGATCCGCTACGTATACGAAGAAGCGGGCTGAACAACGCGCACAGATGAAAAACCCCGCCTGGGCGGGGTTCATGGATCAGGGATTGCCGCCGCACATCGCCTCTTCGCAGAAGGCCTGTTCCTGCAGGCATTGTTCGACCTCTCCACCCCGCGCGATGCAGCTCTTGTAGAGCTGGAAACAGGGCTGGCCACACCACGCGGCAGAGGCCGTACCACCGAAGACCGCCATCGAAAGGACACCCGCAGCAACCATGCGCTTGATCCACTTCTTCATGCCACTCTCCTTGTAGGCCTGAGCATTCAGGCCCGGGCAGGATACGCCCACCGCTTCAGCACGCGCCAATCAGGCGCTGGCGCTGGCGCGGCCCACTGCGCGTACCAGCGCCTGGCTCAGATCTGCCGAGAGATAGGGCTTGACCAGCAGCACGCCGGCCAGCATCGGCTCGGGCAGCTGCTCGGCCTGCATCCCGGTGGCCAGCACGAACGGCACTCCGCGCGCCGACAGTGCCGCAGCCACCGGCTCGCTGGTCTCATTGCGGGCCAGGCGGTAATCGAGCAGGGCCACGTCCGGGGTCGACGCCTGCAGCAGGCGCAGCGCTTCAGCCACGCTCGCAGCCAGCCCCACCACCGTCGCACCGGCATGCACCAGCTGCATCTGCAGCAGTGCGGCACTCATCTCGTCGTTCTCGACCACCAGCACCCTCAGGTCCTGCAACACTGTCATCGGCTACCGCTCCTGGAGGCATTCAAGCCGCCGCAGTATAGCCATGACAGGGCCGAAGCCGACAGGACGCGCCCCGATCGGCCTCCCCACTATGAAAGCCGTGCCGACCTCGGTTACACTCGCACGCTGCCTGCCGGTGTGGCGGAATGGTATACGCAGCTGACTCAAAATCAGCCGGGGGTGACCCCATGAAGGTTCGAGTCCTTTCACCGGCACCAAAGGCCCTTGCGGCATAAGGGTTTCCAAGAAAATGGCGTAATGGAGTCGTGAATCTTCCGGCTCCGCCTTTTTTTCTTCATCCTCTCTCGCTACACACCACGGCGCATCTGCTGCAGCCCTGCCCTCATCCACGCCTTGCGGGCGTCCTTCGGGCGGGGCTTGGTCTCTTTCGGCGGTCGGCGCGGCTCCAGCGCTTCCTTGATCCGCTCGATCTCCTTCGCCCCAGCCTCCGCCAAGCGCCGAGCCTGTTGCTGCTGCTCAAGGGTCGGTGGCAGGCCTGGCAGCGGCGGCGGTGGCTGGATCGGGGTGCTGTCTGTCAGCCGGGCGACGGCTTCACGAAGGGGCAGATCGGGATACAGCCTGGCCGCGCACCAGCGCTCGGCGTAGCGCTTCGCCTGCCGGACGTTGGCGGCGCGCGCTTCCTTGGTGTGCCACATCTTCTGGCCTTCCATCCACAGCCGGACACCAGGACCGCCATCGAGCGTGACGTTCGCCGTTTCCCGGCCGTTGTACCAGAGCGCCCAGCGCTCGCCGGTCTGGACCCAGCCAGAGGGAATCGGGGCGGTGCGGAAGCCGTGAGAGGACTGCATGGCCGGAAGGATACGGCCGGCCGTCGCAGATCCTGCGAACGCGGGGACCACGTGGCTGAATCGTTCGGAATCGGTGCCGGCGCGGCGCTGCTCACGCGCCTCCGGGTTGAGCTGCCTGCGGCCCCGGCTCCGGCGAAGTCAGGATGCCCGCCCTGCCCCGCCGACACCATCGGGCAACCTCGCCCTGTCGGGTCGGAGTGTCCCTACACGCCCCGGGCACGGCCGGCCGGGCTACCCTCCGGCCATGTGCGGCCGATTCGTCCAGCTCCCCGTGATCGACTTCGGCCAGCCGGGGCTGGCTGACCTTGCCCCCGGCCTGGCCGAGATCCAGCCCAGCTACAACCTGGCGCCGACGCAGCGCGCTTCAGTGATCCTGGACCGCGGTGAAGGCCAGCAGGTCACCCGGCTGGCCTGGGGTCTGCTCCCATTCTGGGCGAAGGCCAAGGGCCTGCAGGGATCGACCATCAACGCCCGCATCGAGACGGTGGCCACCAAGCCCGCCTTCCGGTCAGCGTTCAAGAAGCGCCGCTGTGTCATCCCGATGGCCGGCTACTACGAGTGGTCGGTAAACCCCGAGGACGAGAAGAAGGACCCGTGGTTCATCCACGGCACCGGGCCGCTGCTGGCCGCTGGCCTGTGGGAGGATGCCAGCCCGCTGCTGCCCGACGGCAACCTGGGCACCTTCACCATCATCACCGGCGACAGCAGCGGCGTCTCGGCCGACATCCACGACCGCATGCCGGTGTGGCTGCAGGCCGGCCAGATCGACGAATGGATCGCTGCCAGCCCTGACGATGCGATGGCGATGCTGCTGGCCAGCGAGCCGCCGGCGATGGAGGCCTACCGCGTCAGCCGTGCCGTGAACACACCGCGGAACAACCGCGAGGACCTGCTACTGCAGGTCGCGTAGTCCCGCATCATCCGAACCCCAGCGGCACCTCGGTCAGGTCCACGATGAAGATCGTGGCGTTCTGCGGCCCCATCGTCACGCCGCCCACCGGGAACGTGTTGGTGATCAGGGTCTGCTGAACCGTCTGCAGCCGGGAAATGAAGATCCGGTTATCGCTCGTCATGTGGAAGTAGTCGGCCGTCATCGTGCAGCGATCCTGCGATTGCGCGAAGTAGTAGAAGCGCGGCGACGGGATGGCGATGCCAATCTTTACGCCCGGGAAGAACTGGCCGACCTCGATCGGAGGACCTGAAACCGCCGGCAGTGCCACCACCTGGAGGACCCGCAGCCCCTTCCGCCGCGAGTCATAGAACACCGTACCGTCTTCGCCGCGCATGCGCAGCCCGACCGGCCCGCTCGCCGCTCGTTCGGCCGCGCTGAACGTGTAGTACTCCAACGTTTTGTTGGGAGCCGCGCTGGAGGCGTACACGTCGCACGTCACGCCGCTCTGAACCAGAGAAAACCCAGTGTTCGTCGACACGGAGTCGTTGATGTAGCGGCAGACATGGAGGTTCGTTGTCCCGTTCGTCGAAGCCAGGGCCCCGCGCGGCGACCATGAGGCAAATGGCGGCGAGCCGCCGGTCCCGCCACCTGAGAAGCTCCCTGTATCCAACGTTCCCGACTTCGCCAGTTGCAGGTTGCGATAGCCGAGACCGATCTGGATCTGCCCGGTTCCCTGGTTTCGCACGCGTAGTCCGACGGCCATCAGCTGTAGATCCCGTAATGAAGGGTGATGCCGCCCACCGTGTCGGTGGTGGGCCGGCTCGGGAACATCTCCATCCTGACGTGGAAGTTCACCACGTCAGGATCCCAGCTCCAGTTGATGCTGTTGCCCGAGATGGTCACCGAAGGAACGAGCATTCCATACGCTGATCTCTGCCCCTCGCAGGTGAAGTAGTAGAAGGGCTCACCGCCTGAAAAGTCATTGACGATGAGCCCCCCGTTTGCCCCGGGCGGCGCGATCCACTTGTTGTTGGAATTGACCGGGTTGTAGAGCGGGAACGTGTACGACCCAATGATCTTGGTCAGCCGCGTGGTGACCGTGGTCTCCACGTACCCGCTCTCGCTCCTTACCCGCAGACCAACGTCGGCCATTACTGCAGCACTCCAAGCTCTACGGCGAGATTGCCGTTCGGGTAGCGGATGTAGATGCCCTGGTTGGTGATGTTCAGCCGATACCCGCCGGCGACAGTACCGTTGAACTCGAAGCCCCCGCCCGCCGCCTTGTTGATCCGCCAGCCGGTTTGCCCTGACACGTAATCGTCGGACTGGATGGTGCCGCTGATCTTCGCGTTGGTGATCGCTGCATCTTCGATGTTGGCGCTCTTGATCCACGCGGTGCCGATCAGGGCCTGGCTGATGAATGTCTGTCCGCCCTGGATCACGAACGGTGACGTGACATTCCCATTCACCAGATTGATCACCGCGAATCGACCCACGTCGAAGAGAACCTGGCTCTGGTAACTACCGTCCGGCTGCTGTTCGACACCCAGCCCCATGCCGGCGGCGTAGATCCTTCCGTCAGCGGTGACCTGGGCTCGCAGCGTGTAGGTCGCACTGATCCGCCCGTCCACGTCAACAATGGCTTGGGACGTGGCCTGCACGGACGCCCGAGTTTCGCCAACGCTCGCCTCAACTGTTTCCTGCCGGCGCGCCAGGGCGTAGTCGCCCTCAGCAATGACCGTCTGGATGGTGAGCGTTCCAGCGAACACCGTGGCGTCACCTGCACCCCAATCACTGTCACCGGCAGCCTGCACATCGAGCTGCGCGAACAGGCCGTCGGTCTTCTGGCCAATGGCCTGCAGGCCGGTCTCCGGATCGTTGACCTGCAGCTCCAGGGTGTTCACCCTGCCGGCCACCGCACCAGCCTGCGCGACCGCATCGCCCACGTCCTTCCACTTCGTGCCCGGCGGCTCCTCATTGCCCGGCGCGTTGTCGTTCCACAACCAGATCTTGCCGTTGTGGATCACGGTTTGGCCTGGCTCGTAGGTCGCGCCCGCCTCCCAGATCAGCGGCACGATCTGGTCGATGCTGTCGATCTTGGCCAGTAGGTCTTGGCCCAACGCACTCTCGCTAATCCTTCCGGAGAAGTAGGCGTCGTAGTCCGACTGGTTGGTGCTGGCCTCGCCCATCACACCAGTGCCCGTCGGATACCAAGGCCCGATGTTGCCGCTCTTGTCCACCAGCCGCCCCCAGAAGTAGAAGCGCGCACCGGCGGCCAGGCCGTCGAGCTGGTAGCGGTTCTGTGGATAGGCGAAGTCCGCGAACTTCGTGGCGTTCTCGCGGTTCGGTCCCGTGCTGCGCCAGATCTCGGTCCGCTCGGTGTCGGTGGCGCCAGGCGGGAAGCCCCAAGCCAGCTGGATGCCGAACACCACCGGCGTGGCCGTCAGCGAGGTCAGCGCCGGCGGCGGCTCGGTCTTGCCCTTGATGTCCGTGAGCATGCTCAGCGTCGGCTGCGAAACCGCGTTGAGCGCATTGACCGCGCGCACCCTGGCCAGGTACTTGCCGGCATAGATGCCCCGCACCTCGCAGCTGGTGGTCCCTACCCTGCCCGCACGTACCCAGTTCAGGTCGTCCCGGCGCCACTCCACGTCGTAGGCAATGGCCTTGTCGGCCGCATCCCACTCGATGGTCAGCACCGGCGTGGCAATGCCCTGGTCGATCACCACATGGGAGGACATGCGGACGTTGGCCGGTGGCGGCTGCACGCTCGGCGGAATGACGCTGATCGGCGGCGGCTCCAGACGCGTGCCGTCATCGATGGCAGCGAACTTGTCCGGCCGGTGCTGCAGCGCAGTGATGCGGTAGGTCAGGCCCTCTTCCTCGGCGATACCCAGCACACGAAACTGCTGCAGCACCAGGTCGGTCGACTCGGTCGCCCAGATCGACTGCGCCACCGGCACCGCGCTCCACGGTGCGGAGACGGTCACCACGCGTGTGGTCGGGTTGACCGCATTGATGGTGCGCGCTTCGGTCTTGCCGCTGGGCAGCGTGGCGCGCAGGAGGTCGCCTACAGCCATGCTCGGCGGCACCACGTCCAACGTCAGGCTGTTGGCAGTGGCGGCACTGATGCGGCCAGAGTTGCGGCGGCCAGCGCGATTCGCGTCAGCCACCTGAATCACGTCGCCCGGCATGCAGTTCAGCGCGTCCAGGCCCAGCGCGAAGGTGACCGTCTCCGTCTCCAGGTTCTCGCTGTAGAGGATGTGGTTGCCCGCCCGCTGCGCCTGCGACTTCGAATGGCAGCCCAGCGCGGTGACCTCAATCTGGTTCACGCCATAGCGGGCGATCCCGTCGAGCAGCTGCACCGGCTCAACTTTCTGCCTGCCGAAGTCATCCGGGTCGGTCCAGGACACCAAGGCCACGGTGTGACGGACCTTGCGAGCACTTCCCTCGTAGGTGAACCGGCCATCGACCACATTGGCCTGGCTGTAGGTGTAGACCGGGTCCTTCGGCTTGTCCGCCGAGGCCATCACCTGGCCAGCGGCATAGAAGCTGATGCCCCGGAACATGCTGGCCATGTCCTGCAGGACCTTGTACGCATCGGCTCTGGTCTGCAGATACAGGCTGCAGGTGAAGCGCGGCTCCTGCCCACCCATACCATCGCTGACCAGCTGATCGCAGTACTGGGCGATCTCGTACAGCCGCCACTTGTCCACCCAATCCAGCGGGATCCGATTGCCGAGGCCGAAACGGTCGTTGGTGACAATGTCGAAGAACACCCAGGCCGGGTTGTTGGTCCATGCCGACTTGAAGGTGCCGTCCCAGATACCGCTGTAGGAACGCGTGCGCGGGTCGTAGTTGCTCGGCACGCGAATGATGCGCCCCCAAATCTGGAACGCACGCGAGGGGACGTTCTGGAAGGCGCTAGCGTCTACCTGCACCGCTGCCAGGGCACAGTTGGGATACCGCAGCTTGGCGTCGATGATCTCGGTCAGCGACTGGACCATGACGATGTCGGCGACGGTCGAGCTGTTCGCGTTTGGCGTCAGGCGGCGCACACGCACCTGCCATTGGGTGCCGGCTGGCAGATCAATGCGGTGGCTGCGCTGGTACTCGCTGGTGGTCTTGCCGCGGAACGCGTTGGTGAGCACGGTGCTGAAGGCGCCGCCATTCACCGACAGATCGATCGCATACTCGATCGCGTAGCCTTCGGTATCACCGTTTTCCGTGTTCTGCCGCTGCAGCGCAGGAACGCTGAATCGAATACGCACGGCAGACAGGTCAGCGCCAGAGACCGTGCGGACCACAGGCGCGTTGCTGCGCAGCTCTACCCCGACCGTGACCTCGTTCTCGACCGATGGGAATCCGGCGATGTACTCCTGGTCCTGCGTGCCTGCACGGGTTTCCACGCGCACGCCGGCAAAGTTCAGGGTGCCGTCGCTGTTCTGGATCGGAACCTGGTTGAGGTAGACAGACTGATTGCCCGCCACCAAGCCACGGATCTCGCCCTCGCTGATCAAGTCCAGGATCTTCGCGTAGGAGATCGAGTGCAGGCTGTCGGGGGTCTCGACCGGCGTGCGGGCGTTCCCGCCACCCTTGCCGCCAGCACCGGCAAGGGCCGCCGACGAGCAGGCACGCGACAGCTGCGTGGGCTGATACTTGATGGCTACGTTCACTGCTGATCCTCTGCGTAGATGCCGCCGCTGATCACTGCTGAGCCCACGAACATTCCCTTGGTGTCGTGGCCGCCGTAGGCGACAGACACAGGGTTGCCCTGCGCCTGCGTGTTGACTGCGCCGTTCATGCTGTAGCTCGGGGTGTTCTCGGCACTGTCTTTGGCGCCAAGCCCTTTCGGCTGTGGTGCGAGCATCTGGGAAACGCCGCCCAGCACCATGACGCCGCCCTGGAAGACGAGCTGGTAGTTCTGGGTCCAGACGCCGACCACGATGAGCACGATGCCGAGAATCGTCTGCAGGATGCCGCCGCGCTTCGACCCCACCAGCACCGGAGCGATCCGAATGTCGTCAGCGCCGGGCGGATCGTGCAGCTGCTCCTTGGACAGGTTCTGCCGCCCGACGAACACGGCGAACTCCATGCCCTTGGCCTTGGCGCCCATGAGGTACTGCTGGAAGCCAGGCAGCAGCACGCACAGCGCGCGCACGGCCTCAGCGGGGTTACTGACGGCGAGGCGGAACTTGCGGCCGAAGCGAGCACCCAGCAGGCCGTATAGGCGAATGGTGCGCAGGCGGTCAGCCATGACGGGCCCCCTTGTGCCGGACGATGTAGCGCGTGCGCTCGGCCCACATGCCGCCGTAGACCACCTTCTCCGACAGGCGGCCGTGCATGTGGTGCAGCATCTGGCCGTCGCCGAGGTAGACCCCGGCGTGGTTCGGCACAGGCGAGCGGATCTGCATCAGCACCATGTCGCCGCGCTGCGGCTCGCCATCGATCAGCTCGAAGCCTTCGGCACTCAGCCGGTCCAGGCTGTAGAGGTCCTGGCCCTTCTCCCACCAGTCGTCCGCGCGCTCGTACTGGCTGAGCTGGATGCCCAGCTCGCGGGCGTAGAGGTCGCGCACCAGGGTGTAGCAGTCCAGCACCCCATGGGCGAACTGGCGGCCAACCAGCGGCGCCTCGTAGCCACAGGGCTCGATGGTCTGCAGGTCGCCACACTCCGGCTCTGCACCGGTGCACTGCCCAACGCTCACGATGTGCCACGGCAGGCCGCTGGCCTCGCACATGACCCGGTCAGCGTCGGACGCATCCGCAGAGGCGTTCGGGTGGCTGTGCACGACGGCCAGCACCTCGCCCTGGTCCTCAGCGTCGGCGTAGTCCTCCGCCGGCAAGCGGAAGTGCTCGCTGGGCGTGGTTGCCACGTTGCGGCAGGAAATGTAGGCCTCGCCATCAGCGCCGGCCACGATCAGGCCGCAGCACTCGCGCGGATACTCGGCCACGGCGTGCGCCTGGATGGCCTGCAGGGTGCTCTGTTGCATGGTCTCTCCCATGAAAAAGCCCGCACATGGCGGGCTGGATGGTTGCTCGATGGTGGCGCGAATCAGGTGCGTAGCAGGCCGGATGCAGGGAACCCGCCATAGGGCAGCGGCTTGTCGGCGCCAAAGCGCAGCTTGCAGCTCCCCACCCTGCCCCCGCACTGGTCCCTTGCCGGGTCGGTGGTCGGCACATCGTTGGCGTCGGCCACGGCCGGCCCGGTGTAGCCACAGAACGGGCCGCGGTAGCCGCCCCTGATCAGCCACCCGCACACGCCCGAGATGATCTGACGACCGGGCAGCTGCTCGCCGTTGAGGTCGATCGCCGTGGTCAGCTCGAACTCGACCACCTCCTTCGTCTCGGAGACCTTGCGCTCGATGAACCAGATCTCGTCCAGGAAGTGCTCGTTCGGGTCGGCAGTGGGGTTGAATCCACCAACCACTGGCTGCGCGCCGGTTGGGATGAAGAAACCCTGCGGCTTGTCGGCCAGTTCGATCTGCGTCCCGTAGGCGACCACGTCCCCGCCGACTGTATTCGTGTCCGGGCCAATGCTGGACGTGGTGCTGCTGCTCGCGGCATTCAACACCACCTTGAACACTAGCTTCAGGACGCCACCACCTACGTCAGTCTGCTCCAACAGCGTGGTAGGACCGGCGGTGGAAGTGTTGACGGTGAACCTACTCGTTGTGGTGCCGGCGAGAATTGAATAGGTCGTGCCGGCAGCGGTGTTGTGGTTGATGCCGATGCGCGCCCTGCCTGCGCTCGCGAGCTTCAGGTAGGAGGTGACGATCAGTGTGTCTCCCGCCGCATATCCCCCGGTGCCCGTTGCATTGGTCGTCGTGACCCTGTGCCAGCTGACGCCATTGCTTGCGTAGCGCACCGGATAGAAGGTCACACCCTCGACTACTTCGGGAGGCAGATTGGTTCCGGCGCCATTCCCCTCATAGTTCCAGCGCGCACCACCGTTCACGCCACCGGGGTTGTTGCTCCACCGCACCCGGTTCTGCCCGGGGAAGTTCTTTGCGTCTAGATACTTCACCAGCGTCTGCCGGCGGATCACCTTGGCCCCGACCATGTCGCCGTACAGCATGCACATCGCCGCGATCCGGCCGTCGAGATTGCCGACCTTCAGCCTCGGGTTCGGCGGCTGGTCGCTGGTACGCTCGAAGCCGGTCGCCTCAATCGGCCAGGCGCCGTACTCCTGCCCCTGCCACCAGATCACGCCCGACTGCAGGTGCGCGTGGAAGAACAGCTGGTCGGCGCCGAAGCTGCTCGCGTCCAGCTCGTAGACCGTGACGCGGCCGCCCGGCTCGAGCTGCTGGGCATCGGCGGTGATCATTCCAGCACCGCCGATTCACCGGTGCCCAGCGGCAGCGACACCTCGCCGGGCCAGTTGAAGGTCCCCGGCTGTGGCAGCAGTGCCTGAACCTGCTCCCAGGTCTCGATGCCGGCAGGCGCGGCCAGCACCAGTGACTCCAGCTCCTGATTCACAGCATCGCGCCACGCGACCATCGCACGGGCTTCGTCACGGTAGCGCGCCACGCTGCTGTTGAAGTAGCTGCAGCACGTCTCGATGGTGTCGTAGCGCCGCTCCTTCACCCATGCCGTCATCCAGTCCCAAGCAGCGGCGCGGATCGCCTGGTAGTGCTGCGGGCTGTGCAGTGCGTAGGGTGGCTCCTGTGGCAGCGCTGCGTTCTCCTGAAGCCATTCGGCTGGCCAATCACGATGGTCGCGTGGGATCAGGGCGCCCGTCTCCACACAGCGAATGACGTCTGGATCGTTGGTCAGTTGGTACATGTCACAGCTCCGCGTCGAGGCCAACCTTGAAGATGAACGACCTGCCCGCTACCTGGGCCGAGGCAAAGTTGACCTGGTAGATGCCCGCGCTGTCGTAGTCGATGGACTGATAGGCAACGTTGCCACCCGCACTCAGCAGGCCAGTGGTGGAGCTGGCGTCGTTCGGATTGAAGGTGGTCATGGCCGGCTTGGCCCGCATGGCCACCGGGAAATACAGGCAGACATTGGCCCGTGCTTCCGCACCACTGGGAACCACTCCGTACACCACCCCGAGGTAGTTGGCCGCAGCGAACGCGCCCGAACGCCAGTAGTAGCGCTGGCACAGGAGCGACTCCAACGCCTGAGCACGAGGCACGAATGGAGTAGCCGTGCTGCCACGCTCCAGCTTCGGACGGAGGTAGGTCACGTTGGCTGCCGTCAGCTGGACAGTCATGTTTCCGCTACCGGTTGGCGTCAGCGTTACCCCTCGTCGACCTGTGCCGGAGGTAATCGTGCCGGTGGCCCCGCCCACGCTCACGGAAATGTTGCCACTGGGGTTCTCCACACTGATCGTCAGCGGCTGCCCCCAGACGAGCTGCGGTGCCTCTACGATCTGCTGCAGCGGTCCGCTGGTGTGGGTGAAAATACCCGTGGTTGCGTTGATGGTGACGTTGCATCCACCAGTGCCGGCCTTCCAGCGGTCGTACCCATAGGCACCCGCTGCCAACGCCCCACCGGCAAACGATCGCTGGTTGATCGGCAGGCCACAGTTGATGAGCATGTTCTTGCCACCGACCCCGGCTAAGCCGGCCACTAGCGCGTAAAGCTCTGCGTCGTTTGCATTGACCTTATCGAATGCAACCTTTGCGGGGTCGCCCTTGTAGGTCCCGTGGTCGGTCGTGGTGTCGATTACTTGGCGTGCCATGTTGATCCCTTACGGCTGGAACGTTTGTTCGAAGGTGGCATTGAGCATGAACACGTCATTGCCATATGGAGTCAGGGTGTAGGACTTGCAGAGGTACAGGCCCTGCACCCCGAGCGGCGGCGTCCACAAGAACGAAACCGCTCCTTTCCTTGCGCGTAGGAAGGCCAGTGCAGGCCCCACCTTTGACGAGCGGCCTACGATGGAGATCGGCCACTGCTGAGTCTCGTTGTTCAAGCCATCGGACGCGGTCTGCTTGTACCCGTCGCCGAACTGCGCCTCCCGGACAAGAAAGTCGCCGGTGCCGGTGATCTCGGTGCGCACGCACCAGGTGAAAACCTCAGCCATTGCGCGTACTCATCTGATGGAAGAGACCACCGGGGCGCGACTGCTGTACCGCCCACTGGTTGATCATCTGGTTGAAAGCCTGCTGGATCTGGCGGCCTTGCTCACTTCCCGATCCCTGCTGCGTGTTGCTCGTGCCATCGCTGGTCACATTGAGCGTCGTGTTGAACTGGTTCATCGGGGCACTACCACCAGACATCGATGACGCGGGCATACCTGCGGTGATCGGACGAACCGAACCAGCGTCGCCTGGGATCAGGTAGGTCTTCCCACCCTGGTCGAACAGCTCGGGCCTGCCGCCTTCGCCTACCCGGTACATGCTGCCCGCAGCCACGGGACCGCCGCCGGCGCGGCCGCCTGCCATGCTGCCGATCGCGCTCCCAAGCTCGTTGATCCAGCTCGACCCGGCGCCGCTGTAGCCCGAGGCCCATTTTCCTATCGCCTTCAACGCTTCCGACGCAGCCAGCTCGGCGGCGATGCGTTGCATGGCCTTGGCGAACCCCTTCACCATGCCGCCAAGCCCATCCTCGAACGGATCGAACAGGAAGTCAGCAAACGCCGTCTGCATGTTGCGGGCGGCCTGGTCGGCGACAGTCTTCATGGTCGAGGTTTTGTCCATCGTGGCGTCGGCCATCTTCTGCAGGCCGTCGCCGTACAGCGCCGCGTAGTCGTCCTGGGCATCCTTCACCGCAGCCAGGTTGCGGAGCATCTCCGCCTGAGCATCGCTGAGGGCGCCGTAAGCACCGGCCTGAATGTCGAAATTGACCTTGGCCGCCTCACTGAGATCCCCATGCAGGGCAATCTCGCGCTCGAGTTTGGCGATCTGATCGTCAGCACGCTCGCTGCCTGCTCCATACAGCGCCTCGTAGTCTTCCTGGATCTGCTCAAGTAGCGACTTCTCTTTCGTCAAAGCGCCCGTGCGGCGGCCGGACGCGCCAGCAACGCCTGACCCGGTGGGTGGGCCGCTCCCAGGAATCCGGGCTGTGCTATCGACCGAACCCGTCACTCCCTTGAAATTCTCGCCCGCGGCCTCCGACCTGTACCTCTTCGTCAGCTCCCGCTGGATGTCGAGCCGCTTGGCTTCCAGATCATTGATGCGCTTCAGCCGGGCTTCCTCCTGACCGTCGGTCAGAGGAAGGCCGAACAAGCCCGAGGTGTTCTTCTTGGCGTAGTTGATCTGGTCAGTCAGCCGCGCCATCTGGGTGTTCAAGGCGTCTTCTCCGGCGTCGCCTACCGCTCCGCCGGCATCCAGGTTCCGCAGTTGGATGACCTTGTCGATGAAGTTCACCAGCAGCACGGTGCCGTTGGCCATCTCAGCGGCAAGGTCACCCACCCACTTCGTGATGGTTACGAACGCGCCCTTTGTTTGGTCGGAGCCAAGGAACGTCGTCAGCTCCTTGAACTCCGGCAGAAGCTCGGCAGCAACCTCGTTCTTCAGGCCCTGGAACGCCAGCTGGATGAGGTTAGACTGCTCCTTCACTTCCTTCATCGCCGTCAAGGTATCGGCGTCAAGCACCGCCCCCAACCGTTCCGCTTCATCGCCCCACTTTCGGAAGCCCTCACCATTCCGGGCCAGCAGCGGGGCCAGCATCGATGAGTCGCTGGCAATGGCCTCCATGTAGAAGACCATCTCGGATTGGCTCGCCCCGGCCTGCTCCAAGGCACTGTAATAGCGCTGCAGCACCTCGGGGCCACTCAGATGCTGCAGCTCCTTCGCAGTCAGCCCAATACGCGGCGCGATCTGCTCGAAGAAGTCCTTCATCGCGCCGCCGCCGGTCTGCAGGAAATCACCCAGCTTGTCCTGGGTGTCTTTGAAGATGTCGGCCAGCTTGTCCTGTTGGATGCCAACGGTGGCCGCGCCTGCGGCCATGCGCTGGAATACCTGCTCATTCGTTCCCGACAAGCGGGAGAACTTCTCCAGTTCCGCGGATGCATCGACCAGCTGCCGGGTCCAGCCCAGAACTGCCGTACCGGCCGTGGCCAACCCACCAGCAATGGTTCCGCCGATTAGCCCAAAGGCACGCCCGATATCAGCAGCGGTCTCCCCAGCGTCCTTGCCAAGCTTCTTCATCTGCTTGGACGCGCGGTTGGTGTCGGTCTCGAACGACCCGGTGCGCATCAGTAGGTCGACAACGATTGAGCCGGCAGTGGCCATAGTGGGGTCCAGTCAGGTTAGAAGCCGAGGGCCTTGGATACATCGCGATCGGCGTCGCTCAGGACCGGGTCGTCCGGGCTCGGGGCGAGGAATCCGATGATGCTTTCGTACTTGCCGCCGAACGCGGTTCCTATAACTGCAGCCGGCCGGTGGAACCGGTGCAGATCGTCGAATGGGTACAGTTCGTAGAACGCGCGCCAGCCGTCCAGCTCAGCTGCTGGCATCGCATCGATCTCGCCGAGTGTCTTGCCCAGGGTCAAAGCGAGCTGGTATCGGAACCACTCGCTGCTTCCTCGCCGGGCAAGCTTTCCTTTCCCTGGTAACTGTGCACCTCGCTGATGGCCTTGGTCAGCGCAATCTGCACCGCGAATTTCAGACGCTTGGCCTGCGACAGCGAAAGAGCCGGTTTCCCCTCGGGATCGCAAATGGCCTTCGCGATGAGGCGAGCCATTGATTCAGCCTGCTTTTCTGGGTCCTCGCTGGTCTGCCCGGCGAAGAACCCGCGCAGGACGCCAGCCTCCTGCTCGCGGATGTAAAACACGTGTTCTTTGCCGTCGGCCAGCTTCACCAGCCGCTCGTGCACATCATCAGAGATGAAGAGAGAGGGATCCAGCAGCGGCACTGCAGCATTGGTGGTCTCGGTCATGGGGCTCTTCCGTAGGAATGGTGCGCCGCGGCGCCGCGAGGGGCGCCGGGCGTTTGGATGGGATCAGGCCAGCGGCTTGCCGTAGCGGGTGACGCCGCCGCTGCGCTGCACGGTGACCGTGCCCCGCACGATCTCGTTGGTGGCAATGTCGATGTTCACGTCGGCGATATAGCCACTGAACAGGAAGCCGGAACGGGCAGTAGCCAGGGGCGGCACCAGCTCATCCTCGGTGACGAGCGTGGGCGCCGCCGTGCCGTCACTCAGGCCGATGTACCAGCTCACGTTCTCGCCGGTATCCTTCAGCTTGAACAGCGCGTCATGCGATGCGTCGCTGGGGATGTAGTTGAACGGAATGGACACCTGGCCCGGGTTGCCCAACCCGCGTTGGTACTCCTTGTCCACCGTTGCATCCAGACAGGTGGATTCGATCTGATCGGCAGCTCCGCCCAGACCGGACGCACCGGTCGGGCAGGCGAACTTCACGATCGCCGGGCCGCCGGCCGCGTTCGGGTTGACGAAGAACAGATGGGTGCCCTGGGTCTTGACGACGCCCTCGGTCATGGCAGTTTCCTCTGAAGGGCCGCGCGAGGGCGGCATTACGGATGACCAGCGTTCAGCGCTGATCGATGAAATCGGCCTCGAGGCCGACGCGGTACAGCTTGGTATCGGGGTCGCGGTTGTTGATCACGACGCGGTTGACGATCAGCGCGCCATCCAGCGCTGCCCGCACAGCCTCCGCCAGCTGCTCGACGCCTCCGTCGGCCTTGTGGTAGCAGTCGATCTGCACGGTGGTGAAATCGCCCCTTGGTGCTGTGCTCAGGTCGTCGAACGCTGAGCCGGTCACGATCTGCCAGACGATGTAGGGGCGAGGCTCGTTCTGTGCCACTTCGCCGTGACGGCCGATTCGGTCATCAACAATCGCGGAAACTGCTGGAGTTCGGATCGTCCTTGCCACCTTGGGGAACATCAGCGGCGTCCTCCATTCTGCGCGGCGAGGCGCTTGGTTATCTGATCCAGGCGCTTCAGCAGGTCTTCGCTGACCACGTCGATGATCTGGCTCCCCCGGCGCTGCACGGCCGGACGCAACCACGGATAGGCGGGTTGGGTACTGGACCCGTACTCCATGAGCTGGGCAGCCTTCCGGGTGGTCGTCTTCGAGCCATGCGCGTTCACGAATGCCTTGCGCTTCACACGCACCAGCTGCCGCTCGCCCTTGGTTCCTACCGGCGCCTTACCACGGCTGGCGATAATGCTGTTGACGGTGGTGTCCGTGCTGTCGGCGCCACCAATAGCTGCGGAACGGCGGAAGTTGTCCTTTGCCTGGTCGCGGAGCAACCTAGCGCCCTTGGCCAATGCGAGCTTGACAGGACCACCACGCTTGCTGACGACCTCAGCCGGCAACGCCTGCAGCGTCGCAAGGACACCATCAATCCCGTGGATCTGAACTTCGACCTTCACAAGTACACCTCGGCATCGCCGCCGATCCAATGCCGCAGCAAGGCGCTGCTGGCGTCAGCCTCACCCTTGAAATCCGGGTCATGCCCCATTCCGATGCCACCGCGACCTGGCAGACCCTTGATCCCAACGACACGGTGGCCGCCGAACAGCCGGCGACCGCGCGGACGGCGCCACAGCTCCAGATCGATGAACTTCGGCCGTGATCGGCAGGCGTCGGCGAAGTCGCGGAGCGCCGAGCCACGCATCGCGGTACTGCACAGGCTTGCGTGACCGGTGTTGGCCAGCTGCCGACCGCGCCGCTGCTCCACGTTGTAGTAGCGAGCGAGGTGCTCGCCCACCAGCTCGGCATGCTCCAGCTCGGCCGCGACCGTGGTCAGCCAGTCGCGCGCATACCAGTCGTCATCCTCAATGATCACCAGCCGATCTTCCGGACCAACTGCAGCAAGCCCCTTCAGCAGGTTGCGAGCCTGCGTGTTCTGCCCGGGCGCCCAATGTGGCGATGGGCGCACCAGCACCAGCTGCCAGCCCTCGCGCCGGAAGGTCACCGGCTGCGGCTCCGGGCCGTCGTCCACGATGATCCAGCGGACGGGGCCGGCGTAGTCCTGTCGGCCCATCCAACGTTCACACAGCGCCCAGGCAGCCGGCCGGGCACCGGTGGCCGTGAGCAGCGTCAGCATCGCGCCACCGCGAAGGTGTGCATCGGCAGCCGCCGGCGGGCCACGCCGCGTTCACCGTGATCGTTCAGTTCAATCGGCACCTCGCCGGCGTACTCGGTCGCGATAGCGTTGAACCCAGCATCAGCCAGCAGCAGCCGTAGGCCGCTCTGGCTGTACCGGTAGTAGTCGTCGGGGTAGCCGTGCTCCGGGAAGGCGAACAGTGTGGTGATCACCAGCAGGCCACCCGGCTGCAGCACCCGGCGCAGCTCCGGCAGCGCCAGCCACGGCCGCGCCACGTGCTCCAGCACCTCGGAGCACACGATACCGCTGAAGCGCCTGGACCATTCCGGCGGCAGGTCGTGGATGTCGGCCACCTGGTCGACGCCCTCGCCCGCCTGCATGTCGATGCCGGTCCACTGCCCATTGGCCAGGTCACGGTTGGTGCACCACCAAGCTCCCGGGTCATGGATGCGGCTGCCAACCTCCAGAACATCGTCGCCGAGGGCAGCAGCATGGCGCTCGATGTAGGCGCGGATGCGCCCGCGCACCGAGTTAAGCGGCAGTCTGTTCATCGAAATCGAAGCACCTGAGCGCTGAGCCGGCCGTGCAGTTCACGACGCGGACGTGGGGGTTCTGGCTCGCCCACAGGGCGAACTGTTGCTTGTGGATCTCGCGGCGGTGCGGCGCCGTGTTGGTCAGGCCGTTGGAATACGGCCCGAAGAAGTGGCTGCCGTGCATATCAAAGCCGTGCAGCCGAACCAGCGTCGCGCCCAGGTGGGCGGCAACCGCCAGCGCCAGCACGCCGCTGTTCCAGTTGGTCAGTGCTCCGGGCAGCTGGATCACTCCGCCAATCCTGTGGCTGCTGTAGCGCGCTCCAGCGAACTGCCGCGCCTCCGGGTACTTGTCCCACCACTGCCGATCGCTGGCCGCCAGGAACTCCGCCCACGGCGCCAGCTCGAAGGCGTTGCCGACCACGCCCACGCGGCGGCCGCGCAGCCGCTCGGCCAGGCTTGCCGATGCGCTCGGGCCTGGTCCAAGAAGGTCGATCTCGATCATTGGCCGTCGTTGACCCCGGCCGAGACGGGAACGGTGATGTACTCCAGCCCCGAGGCCTTGTCCGGCAGCAGCCCGGCAATGTTGAAGATCTCGCCGCGGTGGACCAGCCGCATCGTCGGCACCAGGCCTTCGCGGTAGCGCATGGTGATCCGCGCAGTGACAGCGGCCTGCGTCTGTCCGGACTGGATGAACTCGCGGGCCGACAGAGGCTCTACCGACGCCCATACGGTGGCCACGTCGACCCACGCGGTCTGAGACACGCCATCGCTGTCCCTCGTGGTCACCTGCTGCTGGATCAGCACCCGGTGCCGCAGGGTTCCGCTGGCAACGTTGCTCATCAGGCCACCGTCGTGCGGCGCAGCGGCGCCAGCTGTGCGGTGGCGGCCTTCGACAGCACATAGCCGTGGCCAGCATCGGCCGGCACCACGTTGTCGCCCTCGCCCTCGCGGAAGCGGTACTGGGAGGCCAGCTCCAGCAGCGTCGCGGCGATCACCGATGGGTGCAGGATCGGCTCGCCACTGCTGTCCTCGGCCGGCACAGGCCGGCCTGCGCTGTCACGGACCAGTTCCCCATCAGAGTCGCGCTGCAGCACGTACAGGCGCCACTCCTGCTTCAGCCACGCTGCCACAGACTCGGACACGGCCGGAATCCAGATCGCCAGCCAGCGGTCATCAGCGTCGCTGTCGATGCGCATCTGCTCGCGGGCGTCCGCCGGGGTGACGAACTCACGCATGGCTGCCACCCAGCTGCACGGGCTCGGACGGAACGCGCACGCTCTTGCCGTCCTTACCGTCGCGACCCTTGCGTGCACCCAGCGCCCAGTCCTGGTCGTTCTCCAGGCAGGGCTTCGACGCGTTGCTCCGCTTGGCGATCCAAAGGGCGCCGTCGTGGGTGATGGATTCGCCCGCCTTCACGCCCAGCCCTTCGCGCCAGAAGCCGCGGTGCACCATGTAGGGCAGCACGAACTCCTTTCGGCGGTCGCCGGCCCCCAGCGTGATGACGAAGCCACGCTCGGCGTCATAGTCACCCGAGGCTGTGTCGAAGCTGAGGCCGTCCCGGCCATCCTCACCGACGACCTTACCCAGCCTGATCGCCTCGCCCTTCGTGGTGGTGATCACCAGCTCGCCGGCGCGATCGATCATGGCGCCGGCCAGGCCGACACCGTCGGCGCCGGCCTGCGGCGGGTTCTCGGTCAGGTGCTTGGCTACCGCCGCAGCCAGCTGCTGCTCGGTGACTGGATCCGCGTCACGGCCATCCTTCGGCACTGGCATCGCGTCGACAGCGGCCTTCACCGTTGCCTCGATCATTGCGGGGTCTGCGTCCCGGCCATGCTGCACCGGGTTGGCTTCGAAGTGCTTGGAAACAGCGTCGGCGGTGGCCACGTCGACCAGCGTGAGCAGGCGCGGCGACTCCAGCAGCTTGGCCACGACCAGGTCTGCCAGCGCATCCACGTCCACCGGCTCGGCGTCCTGGCCGGGGTCGCCCTTCTCCGGGGCGCGCTCGCGCAGCTCTTCCAGCTCCCGCTTCACCGGTGCGATCGCCTCACGGATCAGGCCGCCGATCTCCTTGCCGAAGTCGATGGGGTCAGTCATTGCGGAATACCTCGGCTCGCGCGGCGTGAAGGGCCTTCATGATGAAATTCTCCTGCTGCAGCGCGCGCAGCTCGTCGCTGTCGTCAGGCGGCGTGTCGATCCCGCCGGCGGACGGTGCCACCGGTGCGGCCTCAGGCTCGGCGGTGATCCTGTTCTGCCGGACCTGGTCGAGCGGAAAGTCCTGCTGCTGCATGTAGACGGTGTCGCCACCCTCCAGCGGCGCCAGGTTGAAGGCCAGCCGCGCTTCGTTCGGTGTCTTGACGTTCCCGCTGACCAGCTTCGTCTCCACCTCGGCCTGCTTACCGACGTCCATGCGGAGGAGCGGCCCTAGATCCAACTCGATACCCATCGGGCGGGTAGTGCCCAGACCCTCATCCAAAAGCTCTTCGATGCCCTCGATGTGCGCCTGCAGCGCATCCGAGTAGTACAGCTGGTTGATGTCGTCGACCTTCATGCCCGCAGGGATAGAGCCAATGCCGATCTTGAAGGGGGGAATGCCGAACGGCTGGCACACCTGCTCGTCGGAGTACCGCATCTGCTCGACCAGCTGCGAATCGGCTGCCTTGAACGCGAACGGCGTGAACTTCATGTCCGCGCCAACCACGGCCACCTTGCCCGCGTTCGAACCCTGGAAGCTGGTGTTCCAGTAATCCTTCACAGCCTGCGCGTCCTCGTCGGACATGCCGGCCGGTGCGGTCAGGATGCCGCCTGGATTGGCGCCGTTGGAGAAGAAGGTGGTCGAGTCCTTCAGGATCTTCAGGTTCTTCACCGCTGGCCAGTGCGCCGCACACAGCGGCGGCACACCGATCAGCTGGTGGTGGAAGCAGTTCATCCGGTCGTGGATGATCTCGCTGGCCGGCACGATCAGCTGGCTGCCCGGGTAAGCCTCCGGAAGCAGGTTCGTACCGGTGCTGTAATTGAGCTGGTAGAAGACCTCTCCGCTGTCGGACACCATCGGCTGCACGCTGCAGGGATCGAGCACCCAGAGCCGGGTGACTACCTGGCGATTGTCGCGGCCCTTCAGGATGTACGTGTTGCCCTGGATCAGCTTGGACAGCATCCACGCTGCGCGGAACTGCTGCGCTGTCTGGTAGCTGTTGGGCTTGCGCAGGACAGGCCAATAGGCGGTGTTGCTCTTCTCGATCCGCCAGATCCCGTTCTCGTCCTCCGTCTTCAGCACGAACGGCAGCTTGCCGATGTCCGAGGCGATGCGGTTGAGACAGGCATACAGCGTCGGATAGGTCAGGACAGTGGTCGCGCGTTCTTCCATGTTGCGCTGCCACGCACCCGTGAATGGTTCTTGCACGGTCAGGGTATGCCAGCTGTCCCGCCCCGGCGCGGCAACTACCGGCGACATCGATTTGAGGTAGTCGACGCCATGCCGGCGCACGCCAGCGGCGATCGCCAACTCCCGGGGCGAGAAACCGGTCATACGGATGCGTCCTTGTTCGGCTGCCCAGCCTTGGCTGCCGCCTTCTTGGCCTTTTTCTTCGCCTTTCCAGGCGCAGGCGCCTTGGAGCCCGGATGCGGCGCGACGGGCGACTGCGCCACCATGTCACGCCGCAGATAGCCGCCGCGCTGCTCCAGCGCCGCAGCAACACGGTGGTGCACGCTGATCACGCGGCCGCCGCGTCCGACGATATCGACCTTGCTCATGGGAACCTCGCAATTCGGGGGGAGATGACGGGGCCCGAAGGCCCCGCCACGTGTCGGTTACGAGCTGGACGGAACCGAACCGCTGCCCCAGTTCACGCGGGCCCAGGCGACGGCCTGTGCGCGGCGACGCTGCCAGTTGATGAAGCGCTCGACCAGGAACGCCACGCTGTTGGTCTGCCACAGCGAGACAACCTGCTGCGCGGTCGGCGTGGTGCTGTTCATGGTCGGGGCGTCATCCATCACCAGCGATGCCTGATCCGACATCGAAACCTGCAGGCCACCTTCGTCGCCCAGGAAGATCTCGTCGCCCTTGATCAGCGCGATCACGGCACCGTCTTCATCGTCCGGCACGTACGCCGACACGAACGCAGGCAGGCCCAAGAAGGTGCCACCGGTGAAGTTGATGCCCGGGAACTCGGAAGCGCCCAGCGGGTTGACCATCAGCGACAGCGCGATTGCGGTACGCTCCGACATCGCCCAGAACGAGCCCGCCAGCGACAGGTTCGAACCTGCGATGGCATTCATGAGCGCCGCAGCGCCAGCGCGGATCGAGTCCGGATCACTGCCAGCCGGCACCGTGGTGGCCGGTACGCCATTCAGGATCGAGGCGGGTGCCTCGTCGGCGACTGCTGCTGCATCCGGATCGATGAACTGCGTGTCGATGGTCTGATTGACCGCCCGGCCCAGCTCGTCGCGCAGCAGCGCATCGGCCGCCGGCGTGGCGCGCATCATGGTTTCCTTGGTCGCGGCAGCGATCGCGGCCACCTTCAGCGGGGTCAGCTTCGCACGGGTGTAGGACCACTTGGTCAGCGGCTTTGCAGCGCCTTCCTTGACCCACTTGGCCGTTCCGGCCGAACCCTGCACCAGCACCGGGGTGTCGAACGGAAGGTTGCGCAGGCGCTCGGAGACCTGACCCAACAGCGAGCGCGGGCGCAGCCACTCGACGAAGTCGGCGAAGGCCACGCCGCCATCGGTGATCAGGTTCCCGGCCCAGGTCGCGTTGCCGGTGCTGGCAGCCTGTACGGCGGCCTTCTCCTGGATGATGCCGTGCAGGCGCTCATCGTTCGGATAGATCGCGCGGGCCACGTCCAGCGGGTTCTGGTGGTGGACATGCGAAACGGCCAGGCAGCGGGCCATGCGGGCGAAGCCGATGCCGGCGTCGGTCTTGTCGACCGTCTTCAGCTGCGCCGGCTCCAGGGCACGGCCCTCGGCGCCGACGGTAGGCGAGCCCTGCGCCTTGACGATGGTCGCAACGGTGGTGGCCGACTTGGCCTGGATCGCCTGCAGGTGCTCGTAGCGCTCGATGTCGCCATCCAGCGAGGTGATCTGGCTTTTCAGCGAGTCGAACTCCTCCTGTTCGCCGGTGTTCAGTGAGCGCTGCTCGTCAGCCGGCTTCTTCATGACGGCGGAGAGCTGCTTTTCCAGCTCAGCACGGGTAGCGCGGAGCTTTTCCAGCTGTTCTGCGATGTTCATTTTCGGGATCTCTTTTGTGGGCGCAGCCGTTCGGCCCGGGTTCCACGCCGGGCGGTGCCTGCAGATGATGGGAAGCGGGTTCCACCCCGCAGGGCCGTCAGGCCCGGTGCTTCAGTGCAGCAACTTCACCGCGCCGTCGGCCGGTCGTTCGACCTTTGCCGCCTGGCGCTGGATGAGGGGAACGCCGTAGTTCGCAGAGCGGCGGCCGCCGGCCGTGTCCATGGCCTTGATCGTCTGGATGGTCGCCGCGGCGTTAGCCGGGATGGTGACCAGGGAAAGCTCGTAGATCTCGGTCTCGGTGAACCGGATACCGCCGCCATCCATGTAGCTGTACTCCAGCGCGCGGAAGCCGATCGACACACCGCGCACCAGCTTCTCCTTCACCGACTGCCAGGCCAAATCACACAGATCCTTCAGCGCGCCGGGTGTAGCGATCTTCGCCACGCTCGCCGTGAACGGGATGCCCTTCGCCATCGGCTTGCCGAACTTCACGATGCCCACCGGGCTGTCGTGGCGGTGCTGCCACAGCAGCGGCAGCTCGGCCGCAAACTTGGCGCCCAGCGGTTCAACCACGTCGCCGTAGCGGTCTGGCTCCGGCGTGGTAGCCCAGCCGGTGATGATCTGCTGGTCGTCGTCGTAGGACTTGACCTCCAACACGCTGTAGGCGCGATTCTCGGCGTTCATTCGGTTCTACCCAGGGTCATGAGGACGAGTTTCTTGTTGCTCTTCTCTTCCGCCACCGGAATGCTGATGCCAATGGCCATCAGCAGCGCGGTGATGTCGTCGATCTTGTCGGCGGACCGGCGCTTGTCCGGCGCCATGTTCAGGTTCACGTCTTTGCGAGCGACCAGGTTTGCCGCGCACCAAGCCAGCACAGGGTCACCGTCGTGCACCAGCCGCTTGCCGATGTAGGCGCGCTCCAGCTCCACCATTGCTGGGTGGTAGGACTTCGTACCCTGGATGAACTCAACCAGCGGAACCTCTTCCGCTACCAGACGGCTGACCATCTCGGTCGCGTTCCAGCGGTCGAAGGCAAGCGACTGCAGGTTGAAACGCTCGTGCACGTCCATAACCGCCTGCTCAATCACCGCGTAGTCAGTGACCTCGCCCTCGGTCTGCTCCAGTAGCCCGGCCGCGACCCAGCCCGCATACGGGACAGTGCCGCGCTCGGTGCGCTGCGCCACTGCCGACTCAGGCACCCAGCGGCGGCCCCAAGTGATGATCTTGTCGTCCAAGCGCCAGACCAACCGCAGCGATGCAAGGTCGCGCGTGCTGGCCAAGTCAAGCCCACCCCAGCAAGGAACGTCCTTCAGTGCGTCCAGATCGACCACGCCTTGGCATGCGTTCCACTTCGGCAGCAGGATGAAGCCGTTTGCCGCTGCAGCAGGCCGGTTCAGCCGCTTGATCTGGAACTCAGCGAGCTTCGAAGGCATCGCCTTCGCCTCGATCGATTCCTTCCTGATCGCCGCCAGCAGGTGGGGATTTACGTCCATCAACGGGTTGGCCTTGTGCCAGGCCTTCTCGTCGAAGTCCCCGTCGTCCTTGTCAACTGCGAAGAAGATCGCCAAGAAGTGGTCGGCGGCATCGCCGAACACCCCTTCCAGCAGCTGCGTGGCGAACTGCCGAATCTCTGACCATGGACCAGGATTCGCGTACCCCTCTGTGGTCGTGAACAACCACAGAGGATTCCGGCGCGCACCGGCCGCCGACTGCAGCACGTTCAGCAGATCGGGGGTCTTGTGCGCATGGATCTCATCGAGACCGACGTGGGACGGGTTAAGGCCGTCCTGCGTCGATGCCTTCGCATTGATCGGTTTGAACGTCGCGCCGGTCTCGACCCGGCTGATCGCATTGGCCCAGCACTCCAGCCCGTAGGCCTCCCGCAGATCGGCCTTCTTCTCGGCCATTCGCTTGGCCACGTTGAAGATGATCCGCGCCTGACTGCCAGTGGTAGCTGCCGAAATGACCTGAGCGCCCTCTTCCTCCTCACAGCACTCGCAGTACAGCAGGATGGCTGCCGACAGCGTCGATTTCGCGTTCTTGCGCGCGACTGCGAACAGTGCGGACGTGAAGCGGCGGGTTCCATCGGGCTTGCGGAACCCGAACAGCTGAACCACGAACCAGACGTGCGACGGGTGAAGCCGGATCTCCGGCGTGTCCCACTTGCCTTCCACGTGCGGGAGTAGTTCGATCCAGCTGCAGGCGTGATTGGCGTGATCGCGCGAGAAGGAGAACGGCGTCCCCTTCTTCTTTGCGCGCTTCAGATCGTCCAGGAACCGTTTCGCCGCCAGCTTGATCAGCCGACCGAACCTCCCTCCCCTATCTGCCGCCGCCGCCTTCGCATACGCGATCGCGACATCGACGTAGTCATTTTCCGGCGGCGCGGGGCTTTCCGAGCGCGGCGAACGCGTTGCCCGGCTTTTCCGTGTCGCCATTCGGTTTCACCTTTCCCTGCGCCACTGGCGTCAGGCCGAAGTCGTTCATCAGTCCACGAAGCTGGGCAACCATCGATGCAACCGGCGCCTCGCCGGCGGCGTACAGCTGGACGGTCTTTCCATGAAGAGCGCAGAGCTGGCCGAGCGCCGACAGGCCAGCCTCGGTCAGGAGCTTGTTTGCGTGGAGGATTGGGGCTAAGCGCTCCCATTCCTTACGTGCGTGTGCGTTGGGCATCCAGTCCGGGGCCGGTGGCACATCGGACACCAGGGGTAGCTCGGCGGCGGCAGGCGCTTCGCGGTCAGGCCGGTCGGTGCCGGCCACCACCTTCAGCGCTGTCGGCTTGCGGGGGCGGGACATAGACGGGCCTCAAAAACTGAATTTTCTGAATTGACGGTGCAAAAAAACGACTGAGCGGCCGGTGTCCGAGGGGAACGCTTCGAACTTTTTCCCCTCCCCCCGGGGTGTTTGATGGGAATGAATCGCATTCATCGATTCGAGAGGTACGGATGAGAACGATTCGCGCCTCGCGCTGCCTCTGCCTTGGTCTTGGTGCCGTGGCACTCGCAGCAGATTGCCTGCAGGTTGTCCAAAGCATCCGTGCCGCCTTCCGCCTGCGGCACAACGTGGTCAACCTCTTCTGCCTGGCGGATGCGACCAGCAGCGCGGCACGGCTGGCAGAGGTACAGGTCACGCGCCATCACTGCGTCGCGCTTGCGGCGCCAGGGTCGGCCGCCGCGCCCTTTGCCGTAGTTCTCAGGGGCAGACTGGGCAACGTGCACCGGCGCCAACTGAGGCATAGGACGGTGGCGGTTCGGGAACCCTGGCATCAGCCGAGGCTCTGCGATTGGTCGCGCTCGCCGGGCACCAGCTCACCGTCCAGGCTGCGGGCTGGCTCGTCCTGCTCTTCCTCGCCCTCAGCTGCCAGTGCCTCGATCAGGGCGGCGAGCTGCTGGGCTATCCCGGCCGTGGCCAAGCGCTGCTCTTCCTGCTGCAGCTCGATGCGGCGAAGACGGTCGGCCAGGCTCACGGCTTAACCTGCTGGTCGCCGGCCGGGGCCAGCTTCTGGATGGCGCCCATGCGGCTATCGCAGTCCTCCAGCGTCAGGAGGTTGGCGTTGTAGGCATCGACGACCGCCTCCACGGTGCGCGAGGTGGCGCGCTTGGCCGGGCAGCGGGCGGTCAGAGCCGCCGGCACAGGCACTGTGCGCTCCACCGGCACATACACCACCTTGGGCAGGTCAGGCTTCTCGGACTTACTGCAGCTGCCGAACCCGCACAGCGGCAGGGCCGCAGCCAGGATCACAGCAACGGGATGGCGTCGCATAGGTTCTGCTCCAACTGCTGCCGGCATCCCGGCTGGGTCTTGGCCGCCTGCAGGGCCTGCTCGGCTTGGGTGGCGCGGCGCTGGCTCTGGACTGCTGCCGCTTCGGCCTGGCGGGCTGCCTCCTTGGCTGCCTGCTGCTGGCGGGCGGATTCGTCGATGGCCAGCTGGGTCTGGCGGTTCACCTCTTGCAGGAGCTGGCCACAGGCGTTGGCCGCACGCAGGTTCTCGTCGGAACTGGCCTGAGCCTTGTCGCGCTGCTTCTCAGCGGCAGCGATCAGGGCCTGGTCCTTCTTGGCCCGGTAGTCCGATCCCAGGCGTGCGCCCATCAGCAGGAGCGCGCCCACCGCAGCAACCCAGAGGCCGATACGGAACAGGCCCACGTAGGGCCGGAGCGGATCAGGGATCAGCACGGCCGTTGCTCAGCTGATCGCGCAGGCGGAAGCCCAGCAGCGGCCAGATCTTGGCCACAGCATTCTGCCGCGCGATCTTGCGGCCCAACTCGGCGTCGAAGTTCTCCGGGCTGGCGCAGGCGGACTCGCCGGTGACGGTGAAGCCGTTGCGCAGGGTCAGCACACAAAACGTCAGCAGGCTCAGCGACTGCGGCGGCGGGAGAATTTCACCGGGCTGTCCGTTCGGGTCATGACAGGGCGCTGCGTTGTAGCCGTCAGCAGCGGTGAAGAAGAACCCGCCAGTGATTTCGGCTTCCACATCAGCTGGCGTAACGCGCGGAGCGGTCAGGCCCTTGGCCTGGATTTCCTGCTCGATGGACTTGTCGTTCACAGGCCCTCCTTCGGGCGCTTGGGTTTCTGCTTGAAGCTGGTGGCCACAGGAACCAGGAAGGCGCCGCCGACGGCCAGGCCGCCCAGCACGATCAGGCCCCACTCGGGGAACAGGTTCTGCGCGCGCTCCGGCATCAGCGCGTAGGCGCCGAGCGCAGCGGCTGCGGCGGCGGCGAGAGTGGCCAGCCAGGTACTCGCGCGGCCGGCCACGCCCTGCCAGTTGAAACGGTCCTTCACTTCAACCCCCTGAGCTGCTTCAGCTCGCGGATGTCTGCCTTGTTCTGCTCTACCTGCACTGCCTGCTTGGCCAGTTCGAGCTTCAGCGCCGGGACGTCCGCCAGCTGGGTGTTCATGATTTGCAGCTGCTGCTGCAGGCCGGTGATCTGCTGGTTCGTTACCTGCTGCTGGGTCAGAACCGATTGCATGGAACCAACCAGCCAGTAACCGATGCTCACAATGGCGCCGGCGATGACCAGGGCAATCCAACGCTCCACTGGGCCAAGGGAGATCTTGGTGCGGCCATCCTGGCTCGGCTGGGCTTCCATCGTCATGCCCCAAGCACCTTCAGCGCGCGGAAGTACCGCGAACGCCGGTCCGCCGCTCCAATCTGGTCACCGTTCACCCGGGCCGTGATCTCGTCGAATCGGCCCGCGTCCGCCAGCTTGTTGAGGTTTCGAGAATCCCAGAACGTCGCTGCCGCCAAAGCGCCCCACTTCGGCTGCTCCAGCTCCTCAGGCTTGGCCTCGAAGTCAGGCACGCCCTTGATGCCCTTCGCCCGCAAAGCATCGCGGATGGCCGCATAGTTGGCCCGGCCGGTGTTCTGGATAGGACCACGGCCGCGATAGCGGTAGCCATCGCCACTCGCCTCAGGGCCATTGCCCATCCGGTTGGCGTAAGCGTTGTTTCCGATCGCAACCGGCTTCCGTTCCAGCGCGCGCGCCAGGTCGTTCGGCTTCCTCGGCTTGGCCTTGGGGTCGACGGCGTAGCGACTGGGCCAGGTGTCGGCCATGCCCTGCGCACCGTAGTTCAGGTTCTCGACGGTCCGGGTCAGGCTCGCCGACTCGTGACCGACCTGCGCCAGGAACGCCGCCACCCGCTTCGGGGTGCTGATGCCGAACGACGTGCAGGCCTCGGTCAGGGGCTGGGCCCATTGGGCAGCGACGGCGGCACTGCAGCCGACCGCCTGCTGGATTGTCGAGGCGGTCAGGATCATGGCGGGTCCGGAAACAGAAAGCCCGGCTCAGTGGCCGGGCAGGGTCGCGTGCGATGGTAGAAATTTACTGGTAAAAGTGCGGAGGTGTCACCTCCGCAGACCCAAGGGACTTGGAATGCTCAATATCGCCGACCAGTTTCACATCCGCCCAGACCACATCTCTGCCGTGGGCGTACCTTACAACCAGCCAAGCCGCCGTGCCCAAGCGTTCGACATTTACCTGTTGGGCGGTCAGACGCTGACTGTGATGCTTGCAGACGGCACTGCTCTTCAACGTGCTCGAGACGAAGTGGTCCGGGCAGTCGACAACCTTCCCTGATCTACGCGGCTTTGCTCAATGCCGCTCGCATGTGCCAAGCCGCCTCCTGCTCGGCTTCGACCATCTTGCTCAGCAACCACTCGTACACCGGCTTCCACGTCCGGCGATAGGCGGCCTCGTCTCGGCCGATGGCCGCCGCGCGCCGGCGGTCGCTGACCGGGCCCAGCCCCGATCCACCGCATACCCTGCACGGCACCAGCAGCTCCCCAACCATCGCCTGTCCCCTGCCCTCGCAGGCCGCGCAGTGCGGCCGCTTGGCGATCTCGCCGATCACTGCCGCCGCGAGGGTCGGTAGCGACTCCAGCGTGCTGATGGGCCAGCATTGCGCCTTGATCCGACCTAGCCGCTGCTGGGCCGCATCGCGGTTGGCCCGCTGCTCTGCCGTCGCTGCACCACCCCAGCCCATGCAGACCTCGGCCAGGCCGAGATCCGTCCGGGCCTCAGCCAGCCGGCGCTGCTGGCGTTGCAGTTCCGGGGTCACCAGCGCAATCACCGCATCCCGTAGTTTGTGCCGGCGCAGCGCCGCGCCATCCGGCCACCAGCACGCCTCCAGCAGCTCCCGGCCAAGCCCAGCCGGCACCATGCCCAGCGCCGCGGCGATGTCCTGGTTCGTCAGGTCCGGCTTCCCGCCTCCCCGGCCGATGTCGAACTTCACCGTGCTCGGCCCCAGTCGCGCCATCGTCTCTCGTGGATTCATGCCCGTCCCCCTGTCTTTGATTGGCCGGCCGCCGCCGGCCCGCCCGTAATCCGCACCACCACCTGGCCGCCCTTGCGGCGCTCGTCGTGCACAAATGGATGGATGACGAATCGCCTGTCGTCTATGCCCAGAACCTGGGCGATACCGTCGCGATACGGCTTGAACCTGCGAATCATGTTGTCATCGTCTGGAAGCGCCTTCCCCGGCGCCTGGTAAAAGTCGAGCCAGAGATGCAGACGGCCCAGCGGTAGCTTCGTGCCCTTCCACCCCGCCTCGTATGCACGAACAGCGGCCAGCTGCCGTCCCAACGCCGTGGCCTCGGCCTTCCTCCGCCAGTGCACTCGGGCGTTCGGCGACAGATCCTTGCTCGGCCAAGGCAGCACCAGCTCCAGCGCGCGATCAGCCTGCATGCGCGGCCTCGTTCTGCTCGATCGCATCGCGGAAGGCCGCGCGCCAACGGAATGCCGTCGCACGGCTTACACCGAAGTCAGCGCGCAGCTGTGCAACCGACGGGATGCGGTCCCCGTACATGCGGACCATCCGCACTGCAGCAGTGAGCGTCAGGTTCTGCCGGCCCCATGCCGGCCAGCCCGGCTCGCGGTTGTGATGGTGATCGGCGGGTTGCTGGCTCATGGGGCCTCCGGGCTAGCGGGCAGCATGGCTGCCTTGATCTTCGGCAGCACCTCGTCCAAGTACGCCTCCGACCAGTTGTGCCCGCGCGGGTTGATTTCGCTCGAGACCGGATAGGCGCAGCCAGCTACCATGCGCAGCAGCTCCGCCGGCACCAGCACACAGCCTTCGGGCGGCGTGAGGGCGGCTACTACGGCGCGCATAGAAGGGTTGAGGTCATATGCGCCCGCTCGGGCACCAGCTGCAGTGCTGGGCAGATCGAGCTTCTCGTACTCCACAGCCAGCAGCTCCCGCGCCCGCTTCTCGATGGCGTTCATCAGTGCCTCCCTTTAATTTCAGGAACCGGTTCAAACTGCTCGTAGGTGCCCTTGAATCGGCCCAGGTGGTCGCTGATTACCTCCATCCCGATCCCGCCCATGCACGGAACGTCAAGAACAGACACGCGTGCGATCTCGCCCGCAAACAAGAACACTTCTGGGTCTTCCTTCACCATGACCAACTGGCCAACCCGGAAAGCGGCGTCCATCAGGCCACCCCTTTCTGCGCGCGCTTAGCTGCGCGCATCTCTGATTCGTCCCGCTTCAGCGCGTGGGCCTCCCGCACCAGGCAGTCGATCAACTTTCGGCGAACCGGCCCCTGCTCCTCGCGCGCGATGCTGTCCAGCGTCTTCAGCATTCCGGACACGCGATAACGATTCAGGTCGCCCGGCAGCGCGCCCCGGACCGAGATAACGACCGTAACAACACCAGTGTTTTTATCGAACGTGATCATCGCCCCACCTCCGGACCCGCCGGCTCGGCCGCATAGTGCGTGATCGCCGGATTGTCCCCGCGCCAGCTCCCGAACACCGGCCGCCTGCTCACCGAGTCCCACAGCATCATCCGCCTGCCGTCCTGGGGAGCGCCGGAGATTGGCTTCCAGTCCGGGCGGAGCCGCAACCGGACGAACTCGTCTACCGCGTCCGCTGCACCGTCCAAGAGTTGATGGACACGCCCGTCGAAGGACTTGGCCAGCTCGACTGGGCGCATCTGAGATTCTGCCCGCAGCTGCCAGACCAACGAACGCATCACCGATTCTCCGCTCGCGCGTGCACCGCTCATGCTGCTTGCTCCCAGCTGGCCGTCAGGCGCTGCACCTGCCCGCCCCGCGCCTGGAACTGCTCCACCGTCTCGGACGGGCGCTGGTCGTCCTTCTCCTTGCCCCACGGCTTGGCCGGTGCCAGGTCCGCCAGCAGCCCCACGCGCGACCGGTTGATGGTCATCTTGTCCACCCGTGACGCCTTCGGCTGGGCGCCATTCTTCGCACGGTAGGCGCGGCCACGCTCGATGCGGCGCTCGCGAAGTTCTTCAGCCGTTGCCTTCTGGAACCGCATGCCCTGTCCGCTGTATCGATACGCTGCCGTCGCCCGGCGGCCCGTCTTCGTCAGATAGCCGCAATTCACCAGGTACTTCAGCTGGTCGCGCACGGTGTTGCGCTCGGCGCTGAGGTGCGCGCCGGACAGCCCCAGCACCTCAAACAGCTGCGCGTGGCCAATCGCTTCAGATTTACGCGCCTCGAATACGCCGCGCACCCTATCTGCCATGCCGGTGTTAGCCATTGGTGCCATTCCTCAGTTCGTTGACGTACGTCTGGTTTGAAATCAGCTCGTCATCCGAGCCGTATGTCTCGTGGAAGGTCCGCGAGCCATCCATCAGGCTCGGGCCGTAGATCTGGCGCATCGTTGCGAAGGTGTTCCCCTCCAGCGGATGCCGCATGTGGTGCCACTTGCAGAGGCCATAGCCCTCCGCGTGGCCCCGCCGCACGTTCCCGCTCTTGGCGTGGTTGTAGTCGCAGCCATAGACCACCAGCTCCGGCTCCAGCAGCTCCTGCATCTGCAGCGCCAGGCAGGCCATGCACGGGCCGGTCTTGGCCAGCTCGATCCGCGCAGCTTCTTCCCTTGTCGGTGGCGGTGCCTTCGACCACATCAGCGCGCCTCCTCCACCGCTGCTCGGTACTGGCAAACCCGGCGGTAGTAGCCGATGCCGGCATGTGGCCCCTCCCACTCTTCCGGCATGTCGAAGGTCATCTGCATCTTCTTGGCGCACGGGTTGTACGACCGGGGTGCATCCCCCGTGTTGGTCCAGAACCTGAAGTGCTTGCAGTCCTCGCAGCTCGGCACGCCATCAAGGTCCTTGGCTTTCTGAGTGCGCCGGCGAACAAGCTCCTCAAGGAGCTCGTCGGTCGTGAACTGCTGAAGCAGCGCTCTCCCCTTCATCAGCGCGCGCCCGGATCGGCCAGCCACCAGCCGTGCTGCCAGGCCTCCGCCTTTTCGCTCAGCGGCCCCGCCCTGCGGTTGGCACCGTCTTCCGTCTCGCATTCGATCCAGACCAGGTGCGGGTTGTCGCTCAGGCGAAGCCCATTGAGCCGCGCCGAGTACCCAGCGTTGATCTCCTTGGCGAACTTGCTGCGTGTGCTGTACTTGGTGAAGTCCATCAGCGTCTGTTCCTCGTGGTGCTGCGGCGTGCCGCGCTCAGTTCCTGGTCGCGCTTGTCCCATCCGGTCTGCCAGCGGCGTCGTCGCGTCAAACCGTCCTGCCCCATCTCGTACCGCGGTGCCGATTCCCGACTGCGGCAGGCATCTCGCGCCCAGCGACCGGCCTGCTCCGCCTGGGCCAGCTCGGCCTCAGTCACCATCGGTATCGATCCAGTTCCGGATGAACCAACGGACGTTGCAGGGCAGCCAGCCCACAGCCAGGGAGATCTCCGCCACGCTGCAACGCTCGGCATACAGCAGTCGCACCGTGTCGTGCTTGCTCACGCGCCCTCCCCGAACCCGAGGTCTGCTGCAGCGCGCGCCATGGCCGCACGTGCGGCCTCGCGATCGCGCACAGGGTGCACGCCGTGCTTCTCCTGCTCGATCGCCAGAACCGGCGGCGGTAGCGGCTTCCCGTCGACCACGTGCTGGACAGCGCGCGTGTAGGCTTCCTCCAGCATCCGGCGCTGCTGCGATCCGTGGTCAGCGCTGGCGTAGACGTGCAGGTCCAGCAGCGAGCGCACCAGCACCGTGAAGCCGCTCTGCGGCCGGCCTGGCGCCATCTCCCGCTCCACCGCCGCCATAACCGGAATGTCCAGGCACATCTGCAGAAACCGACCCGGAGTCGGTGGCCACTCGCGGCCTTCAGTGAGGCAGGCGGCAAGCCCACGGGCGTGCTGAGACCTGAGCCTCCCCCTCAGAATCTGAGCCCATGTGGTTCCGGCAGGCGCAAGGGTTCGATCATGCTTGAGGGGTGAGGCGCCGTTCTGGCGCTCCCAACTACCCGGGAACATGGAGCCCATCTGCTTCCAGAACTCGAACAGGTAGTCAGCTGCTTCAACGCTGAGGGGCTCCCCCGACGACGGCAAACTCGGCATCGAAGACGACTCCGGCCTCATCGCCAGGGCAGCCACCATCGCCACCGCTTCGGCGTTCGGCGCGGAACTGCTGCTGGAGCTGCTCGATTCGGTCGGCAGAACCGTGTTGAGGCGTTGCATGGGACGCTCCCTTGGTGCGGTTGGTGTTAGACAGGTCGCGCTCAAGCCATGCGGCTTCGAAGCCCTGCCAGTTGCGGGTGCAGCACTTCGCCAGGCACTGGTCGACCGTGAAGCCAATTGCCGCGGCCAGATGCAGCTCGCGACCGAAGCTCTCCAGCACGGTCGGAGTGACCGGGGCGCGGCGCTGGCGGCGGAGGTGCAGCCAGTCACCAAGGACCTGCGGAGACGGCGGGTTGGGCCAGGTCGAGAAATCCAGATCCACTGCCTGAGCAGCCGGCGCGCTTGCGCGCTGCTTTTTGCTCTTAGGTTCTCTTCCTGGTTTAGTTCCTGGTTCCTGTGCACGTGGTTCACCACCCCCGTGCACGTCGTTCACCACCTGGTGAACCTGATTCACTACGGGGTGGTGAACGTCGTTCACTACCAAATAGGGGTCATCCTCTGGCGCCTTGGGTGCCGCCTGAATGCCAAAGTGGAAGTTGAGGCGGTACTGGTTTGGCAGCCGGAGGTTGTCCTTGGCGCGCGGCAGAACGGTGATATAGCCGGCCTGGGCCAGCTTTCCAATTTGGTCGATGACAGAGCGGCGGGTCAGTCCACAGTCCTCTGCCAGCGTGTCGTGGCTGGGCCGACACTGGCCGGTGTCCTTGTTGTGGCGCTCAGCCAGCATCAGCAGCACCAGCTTCTGAGTGCTGGTGACGCGCTGGCGGGCGGCCCATGCGAATGCTTCGAAGCTCATCTCAGACCGCCAGCGTGTAGTTCTGCCCTGGGGCAACAGCCCACCAGGTACAAGCACTGCGGCGGCTGACCTCGCACTCTCGCTTCTGGCCACGCCAAACCAGACCCGCCTCTTCCAGTTCTGGAAGACGGCGCGCCAGCATGTAGCGACACAGACCAGTGAGCTTCGCCAGCTCGTAGCTGGTCAGGCCACTGCCTTGCTTCAGGGCCAACAGGGCAACTTGCTGCTGATCTCCCTGCAGGCCGCTCTCGACAACGTGACGAGCGGCTTCATGGCTCGTGCTGGAATCGGTTGATCGAGCGGGATGCGTGCTCATACCGTCGGCTCCAGTCCCATTGCACGGACCACCGCCTTGCGGAACGTCAGCACGCTGATGACCAGGTCAGTCGCCTCGTTGATGATCTTCTGGCCGTGCGGACGGTCTTGCTCGTCTATCACGCCGTCCGCAACCGCTGGGCTCACTGCAGAGCAGAGGTCGCCGAAGTCCTTCATCAACTGACCAACTCCGACCGTGTCGGCCGCTGTGTCGATCGCATCTATCCGAATCGGCAAGATGCCGCGGCGGCGAGCAAGCTCCCGTTCGCAGTTGCTGCGGTACGGCTCGGGCAGGCTCATCACCCAGGCGTCTTCGAGATCGGTCGGCAGAGTCTTGACCACGCCATCGAGGTAGCGGCCCAGGATCTGGCCGTTGTGCTTCTTGTCGGCGTCGCCATCCCCCTCACCACCCAACGTGATGCGGAACGGGACTTCGCGGTCGTCCTGCGCGTACATCGACAGGTACTGGTCGGCCACCACCATGGCGAAGCTCCGGCGGTTGGTGCCGGTATCGCGCAGCATCTGCTCGGTGAATCCGTAGATCACCGTCTGGCGCTTGGGCAGGAAATGGGGCTTGGGCTTCATGACGGGTGCTCTGTTGCGCGGCAACATGGCCGCTATGGAGATCAACTTTTGGGGTGCGGCTGGCGCCGCCCTCCTTGCGCTACGCTGGATGTGCCAACAACCAAGCCCACAAGGAGGGCGACATGGAAATCAGGGAAGACCCGACATTCACGAGCTTGTTTGCACAGGTGCAGGTGCTCGAGATGGTCGTCATGGCAATGGTCAAAGCTCACCCGCAGCCGTCGGAACTTCTCGAGCAGCTGGAACAGCAGCTCGAAGTTCTTCGCTCGCTGAGCAGCGCGCGTGCGACGGATTTACTTGGTCGCTTGGCTCACTCCAAGCTCGATCAGAGGGTTCAGGGGTGGCTGGATTACGCTCGACAAGAGCTGCCGACGGAGTAAGAAAGGCGTCGAGGTTGGACTCGATCATTGCTTTCGCTTGGGCGTCCGCTCGATTGCGTCTTTGGTGCCAGAGCCGGGTTGCTTCGCGCATCCCAGCCTTGATCCGCTTCTCCTGCAGCAGCTCGTTATTCGAAGGCTTGGCCAGCCAATCACGCAGCCAAAGCCGCGGATTCCACTTGTCGGACAGCGCGCGCATCTCAGGCCACCTCCAGAGGGGCGTAACGGTTCTCGTCGGGGTCATGCGGCGCGGGCTGCGCCTGCGGTTGTTCCTGGACACCCAGCAGGCGCTGGATCTGTGGCAGTGCCGGCAAGGCGCCCTCTTCCGCCCAGCCCTCAACCTGCTCGATCGGAAGCTTCAGCACCTTCGCCAGCTGCTTGTCCGTCGACAGGCCCAGCCGCGCGCGCAGCGCGCGCTTGCTCATGCGGCTGTCGACCAGCTGGTTGATCACAGCGCGCGGCACATCCTGCATAGGCTTCGGACCGAAAACAGCTGGGAGCAGCTCGAAGCGACTCACCGCGCCACCGGTTGCCAGGTCGATCTGAATAGCCCGCTCGGCCTTGATGGCAGTTGTTCCGTTCTCCCATTGGGAGACAAGGCCCTGAGTGGCAGGCGTACCCGTTTCTGTCAGCAAGGCGGCGAACGCCGACTGCGACAGGCCCTTCGATTTTCGGTAGGCGGGGATGTCCATGCCGCGAGTATGAGCGGCACTGATACCAAGGTCAATAGTGCCGCTATTGGTAAATTATGAACGTATTAATTAGCGTCCCTGATATGGAACCTTCTCGCAAAGCGAAGCCGACCCCAGCCGACATCGCGGCCGCTGCGCGGCTGAAAGCGGCATGGGCCGACAAGGCTCGTTCACTCGGAATAACTCAAGAGAAGCTGGCTCACGAACTTGGAATCACACAAGGCGCCGTCAGCCAGTACCTCAATGGCAAGATCCCGATGAACTACCGGACGCTCAAGGTGTTCGCGGCAGCCTTAGGAATTGAGGACACGGATATTCGGAAGGATTTGCCCGAGCAGCAGTACACCTCCCCTACTCCGTCGGACGACGCCTGGGACGATATCGTCGGATACTCCCAGGCAGCCGGCCTTGGAGCCGGTGCGGAGGCGGCAGAGTACGCCGAGACCCATAGTCTCAAGTTCAAGAAGACGAGCCTGCGCCGGCGCGGCATCTATGGACGCGACCTTGCCGTGTACTACGGCAAGGGCGACAGCATGGAGCCGACCATAAAGGACGGCGATGCAATCCTGTTCGATACATCGGATACGCGTGTGGTCGATGGCGTTCTTTACGTCATCCAGGTCGACGGGATGGCTAACCCAGAGTATTTTGTGAAGCGCGCCATGGTTCTAGACACAGGCGTGTACTTCCAGAGCGATAACCCGCATGGCGACCATCAGTGGCGCAAGCCCAAGCCCATGGTTTCCACTCGCCACCCGATCACGGTGATCGGCCGCGTTCACTGGATTGGAGGATGGGCAGACTGATGGGAACGGATACCGCAAGCCTCGGTAAGTTGCTGATTGCCTTCACTGCCGGTGTAGTCGTGACTGTTGTGGCAGCTGGCGCTCTCTGGAACAGACCGCCCAGCGCTCAGGCATCTACGAATCCCCAGCCAGCCATCACTGCCCAAGCGTCGGATAAGCCGGAGGAGTCATTCAGCAATACGGAGCTCTGCAAGGTTGTTTCGGAGTACGCACGCACAGTGATGGATGGACGGCAGGCGGGCGTACCCATGTCTGGAGTTATGGACCTAGCCAAGGATGTTGACCCGGCTATTGCTCCCGTCATGCACCAAATGATCATGGATGCTTATGACCGTCCGCGCATGTCGGTCGAGAAGAATCAGCAGACGGCCACCCGTGATTTCGAGAACGACGCATACCTGGCATGCATGAAAGGCTCTCGCTGATCGGCCGCAGAGACGTTGGCACTACAGACCCCGCTATGGCGGGGATTTTTGGTGGGAGCTTCACCAGATGCGTCGCGATCCCTGACCAGGTTCAGAAAAATCATGAGGCGCAATATAAGCGCCCCTATTGACACATAGAATTAGCGCCCCTAATCTTTCTCCGTCAACCCAGTAGCGGCCCAGTCGGGCCCGGGCATGGAGAGAAGATGGCAGCCATCACCAGCACCAGCCGCGGCGCAGCCCGCGTCGAATCCCGGCCCCACGCCGGCACCGTTGTCGTCCAGGTCGGAGGCTCCGCCCTACTCAGCCTGACCTCGGCCGAGGCCCGCGAGCTGGCCAAACACCTGGCCGTCTGCGCCGACGCTATCGACGAAGGCGCGACCGAGGTCGCCACCATCGCCCGCTCCAAGCCGCTGGCTCTCCAGCAGGCAGCAGCCGCATGAGCCGCGTCCCAACTCAGTTCAGGGCGCCAAGCGAGCTGATGGATGCTCTGCGTGCCGCAGCCAGATCAAACCAGCGCTCGGTGAATGCCGAGATGATCGCGCGCCTGGTCAGCACCTTTGAAGGACTTGCCATGCCAGCAACCGACGCCGGCGACGGCAAAGCTCACTTCAAGATCCGTTTGGAAGATTCGCTGCTGGGTGCGCTGAAGCAGTTGGCAAGAGAGAACAACCGCAGCGTCACCGCGCAGATCGAGTTCATCCTCGCCGCCTTCGTTGCGGATCAGGCCCTCGTAGCAGATCAGGCAACGGCGACCGGCAGCAGCTCCCCCACCCCGGAGGCAAGCCGATGAGCGCTGAAGTTCGCAAACCAGGCCGGCCCAGGAGTGACAAGCCCAAGTCTCTTCAATTCAGCATTCGATTGACCGCTGAGAACCTGGAAAAGGTTGAGGAGATCGCTGCTGTTCTCGGAACGAGCATAAACCACGCGGTGACTGTCTGCATCGAGTCGATGGAGATCCCGGCTGAAGTCGTCCACGCGGCCAAGGTTCTCGCCGCTGCACGTATCTCCCTTACCTCCAAGAGCAAGGCGATTGCCGGCTCCAGCTGCCCCTCTCCCCACAGCGAGGAAAACTGACCATGGCCGTCATCGCCCACCACTCCAACGCTCAGCGCGCCGCTGCAGCTGCAGGCATCGTCGCCCGCGCCGGGCGCCGCTGGGGACTCCTCCCCTACCAGGTCGTCGCTGCCTCCAGCATCGCCGCCAATGCCGTCCTGCGGCAAGGCAAGAGTGCTGCAGGTGCCGTCGCCGCAGCTCGCCGTGCAGCGCGCGCGCAGGCAGGTGCTGCATGAGCGCCCCTGTCGATGTGCTGTGGCCTGTGCGCGTGCACGCAGCAGGCCGTGGCCAATGGGCATTCGTCGCTGGACCGCGCAGCGGGACGGGATACGCCTCGAAGAAGGCCGCGCAGGAAGCTGGTGAGCTTGCCCGCTCCAAGGCCCTCGCCCGCGTCAAAGGAGGTGCAGCATGAGCCGTCAGTATCGCGACGACCACCCGGCACTGGACACTCATCTCTCGGTGCTGGAAGGCGCGGCAATGGACGCGTTTGACGCCGGCTGGGACGCATACCCGCCAGGTGCGCGCTGCATCGTTCGCTCGCAACGCTATGGCCACCCACCGGTCGAACGCGAGGCGTTGATCGTCTCCACCACTGTCGATCTGCACATGACCTGCAATGGCAAGCCCTGGGCTTCCATCAGCGTGCGCACGAAGAACCTCAAAACCGGCAAGTACCGCGTTTTCTACCCATCGGTCGAAGTCGCCGGCAAGCCCAGCATCCGCGTCGAAGGCGGTGCAGCATGAGCGAGATCCAGATCGGTGACCGCGTCCGAATCACGAATACGGATTACGACACCGACGAAGACCCCAATCTGGCCAATGGCCAGCTAGCTACGGTCATTGACCTCGCGGCAGGCCGCGCTGTTCTCGTCCGCACCGATGAAGGGCCGAGACATGTGGACCCGGATGGCGACGGTTGGTGCTTTTTTGAGAACCAGTTGCAGGTGCTGGAAGGAAAGCCCGAATGACCGACCACGACTTCTTCGCCGCCATGGCCGTCGGCATCCCGCCTATCACCCCGCCCGTCTGCCCGGCGCCCGCGCCGGCAGAGCCCACCATCGAACAGGAGACCGAGTAATGCGCCACCTGGCCCTGCCCTTCTTCTGCGCCGTCGTCGTCGGCCTGCTCCTCGCACTGCTCCCTTGGGCACTGCGCAACCAGGTCGACGCCATCGCCCTCGCCTGCGCCATCGGCGCCGTGTTCTTCGCATGGCGCGGCTGGGAAGACCTCCAGACCACCTGGCCAGCCTTCAAGGCCGAAATGCAGCGTCGCACCGCAGAGCGGCAGCGCGCGCCCCTGGCCGCTGACGACACCCACTGAGCAACCGCCCGCCCGGGCAACCGGGCTCCGCGCCGGCCGGACTTCCACAAGCCGGTAACCCATTCCAGGAGTCCAGCGTGCGTAACCAGCTCGACATCTTCGATCACGACCCAGCCCGCATGGCCGCGGTAAACCGCGCCGCAGCCGAGCAAGCCCTGACCGATGTGCAGTTCACCGCCGCCGTGCGCCAGGAGCGCCACGACTACTACGTGAGCGAAGCCGAACGCTGGGAACACCTCGCCGCGCACAGCGCGCGCTCCACCAACAGCAAGGACATGCAGGCATGAGCAACGACAACAAGACCCTGGCGGACGCGCAGCCCGGTGGGAGGGTGAGGCTGGGGGATCAGGCCGAGCGGGCGCGGTTTGAGGCGTGGGCAGAATCGGAAGGTTGGTATGCCGTTGCATATCGCCCAGATAGAGACGCTCCCTATGCACTAAACGCGGTCGAATTCGCATGGCAGGCATGGCAAGCCGCCCTCTCCGCCCAGCCCTCCCCGGGTGGTCAGGATGCACTTGTCGCTCTGGTGTCGAAGTGGCGTACCGAGGCGAGCGCATATGACGACCAGCAGGCAAAGGAGACTGGTTACGAGGTCGATTGGACTTACGACGCCAAGGCGCGTGCCTTGGATCGGGCAGCGGACGAACTGGAAGTAGCACTCGCCGCCCGCCAGCCGGTAGAGGCAAGCGAAGGCGGGTTCCGTGCAGCTGCCTCGCGTCAGACCGCCAGCGCCGAAAGCAACGCCACGGCTGAGGCGCTGATTGCTGCTGTCCGCCAGCCGTCCAAGCAACCGGATAGCGTTGCTCTGGGCGAAGCAACGGAATTCTGCATCGAGAATGGCGCCCGCCAGCCGATGCATGGATCTGGAACCCTAGTTGATAGCGGTGCGCTGCAGATGGCGCTGAATGTCCTCCGCCGCGCTGGAAAGGACGAGGTTGCAGACGCCCTGGAATCGACAGCTGCCCGCCAGCCGGTGGGGCAGGAGCCGGTGGCTGACGAATGCTCGTGCGATGAAGGCGGCATCCGCTATGACGCAAAGGGCTGCACCTGCACTGCGTGCGGCAAGCGCCCGGCGTGGTACATGGGCGGCCGTCGCATCCGCGTCACTGAGCGCCGCAAGCCGTGGAAGCACCTGGGTACGCCGGTCCCTTTCGAGGCGGAATGCACTTGGCAGATGGGCGATTCCATCGACTACCGACTGGACGGCGAATCTACGTCGCGCCGCCTGAACAACTTCCACCAGCATTGGGAAAAGGTCGAGGTGATCCGATGACGTGCAATCACGAATGGGGTGGCGTTGTTATCCCTGGCCCGGTCAACCGCATCGTCATTGACCAGTGCGAGAGCTGCGGGGAATTGCGACTGCCTGACGCCGCCCCGCCCGCGCAGGCCGTGGACCTGGGGCCGTCAATCCCTTCGGAGCTGGCCCCTGTCGCTGCAGCACTAAAGAGGTTCGATGAGTGCGCGGAGGACTGCGGCAGCGAGGGCTGCGACATTGGCCGAGCCTGGTTCGATGCCCTGACCACCATGGGCCTGCTGAAACGCACACAGCGTTCGCCAGCCGTATGGACGATGACGGCGGAAGGCGAGCGCCTACTGGCCATCCTCGACAGCCAGGCGGTGGGCAAATGAGCCGCCAGCGCTGGAAGCGTCACGCGGGTCGCGGCATCCCGGACGACGCTCACGGCCCTGTCGATGTCGAGTTCCGGGACGGAGACATTGCGAGCTACCCCGATGGCGAATCGCTGGGCGGCTGGAGTCACGAGGGCGTTGAGTACGACGTTCTCATGTACCGCCCTCGCCCTGATCGGAGCGCGGCCCATGGCTGACCAGCTGCTCACCGCTGCACAGGCCAAGCACACAGCGCGCGTCTTCCTCAGCGAGGCGCGTGCGCGACGGAATGGCCTCGGCTACTGGTTCTCGTTCAACGCGGCACAGCGCGCGCGCATGCGCGCCACTACCCCGGCCCCGCTTCCGGCCCCGCCGCGCGCACCGGCACTGCCGGCCCAACTGGACCTGTTCGCATGACCGCACCACTGCCCATTTCCCCGGCCACCGTTGTGGAGGCCACCAAGGCATCGTCGCCTGTCGCTGCGGTCGTTGCTGCCATGCGGCGTGTCGATCCCGCCGGCGGCGCCGTTGCCGCCAACCAGGTCCGCGCGTGGGCCGACACCCTGATGACCGCGCTCTACACCGCGCAGCCTGTCCGCTGGGAGTATCGCAACAAGAAGGACGTGAGCCCGGGTTGCTGGGTCCAAGCCGACGCTGGGCACGTCTACGCCGCCCACCAGCGTGGGCTCGTTGTCCGCGCCCTATTCGAAACCCCGCGCGTGATCCAACCGGAGAAGCTGCATGAATTCCGGGGGCGCGTGTGCGTCCGCTGCGGCGACAGCGAGGATTGGGCCGGGCCGGATTGTGAGCCGCTGATCCAGAAAGTCGACCCGCGCACCCGGCTCCCGGTAGAGGCGAGCTGGCTCCTTGAGCCGCTGAAGTGGATCCGCGACGCCGGGCCCATGCCGATCAGCACGCACGAACGCCGCCGCAGGGCCACCGAAGCCACCTTCCTGATCGAAAAGCTCGAAGCCCAC